TCGTCATAATCCACTTCATCACCGGGCCTAAATACGCCAACCCCGGGAACCTCGCGTTCTTCATCCCCGATAAAAGTCATTTTCCGGGTCATTTGGCTCATCACTCCTTTATTATTCCGCCGGCGTGAAGTCGACGTAATATTCCTGGCCGACTTCGAATTGTTCCTTCGCAGCCGGATTCGTGATCGTCAACGTGATTTGCCCGCCCGGCGTCGCATCCCAAAACGCTTTATTTTCCTCGCTGCCGTCCATAACAGGCCACAGACTTACGATGCCATTGGCATTGCTGTGGCATTTGAATTTTGCTCTTACCGCCATCCGTATCACTCCTTTAATAATTCCTGTCGACCTCGACCTCAAGGGTCATTTCTGCAATCATTTGCGGATTGTTTTGGTCTAATGCGACGTAAATCTCCCCGTTTGTTACATTGTGAAATTTGACCGTCCCGCCCAGTTGAGGATTTGCAGCAAGCCGATCGAGCGAATCATTTACGAGTATTTTGATTTCATCCTGCGCTTTCACGGGATCCTGCAGCGCAACATAAATTCGAACGAACCAGCGCCATGTGACCTTTTTCCGTCTGCTGGCCGTGTCCGCCTGGCTGAAGCCATCGAAATAAAGTGTCGCAGCTGGAGGGGTTAATGTTTTCGGTTCGTGATCGTAGACCTTTTTGAATCCCGTAACCTGTTCAAGCGTGCTGACAATATTGGCTTCTATAGGTTTAATATCCGCCATCTCAATTCACCAACTTTTCCTGTACCTCTTTGATCGCCCGCGAGAAAACTGATTCAAGCTCATTCGAACTTTGCATATCCTCGACCGGTCCGCGCATGAAATTACCTTCTTTTATTCGGCCTCCGGGATGACGAACAAGTTTCATTGGGTGACCGGCACCAGGCCAAAATAGGCCCTTTTGCAGATTCGGGCGAATTATATGGGGTTTTGGTTTAGCCCCATACTCCAAGATGGTAGCTTGCATGGCCCCTTTACCACCGGCGCCGATGATTGCTTTACCTTTTGTCGCTCGGCCCCGGATGCTTCTCAGCGTCTTTCCTGTTTTCACATAGCCAAGAGCAGAGAGCCGCTGCTTTGAACGTTTTGGAAGTTCCTTGGAAACATACTGCATGCCCTTCTCAATGCCTTCTGCCGGGATGTCGCTATATTTTTCGAAGTTCCGATTGATTTTCACTTTCCCTTGGACGGTGAATGATGACACTTAGATCAGCACCCTTCGATATGGACCACAAAGCATTTTGGTCTGCGGCGGTAATGCATCCGGACGGAGTACAAAACCTTCACCATAGGTCCGGGAAAAGTCAGCAACATCGGTTTTGTAATAAAACATGACCGTATGTTTGCAAGCAAGTTCGAGATCCGGTGGAATTTCCGCGAATCCGGCCGTATAGCTGACTTTGAGGTTCAGTATGCCGCACGGCCAACACGATTTGAGCCGGACAAGGGCGCCTCTGGATTTTCGGACTTTATACTCGGAAGACACGACAACCTCGTCATCGATCTTTACCGAAGAGACCGCGGTAACCGGATATGCCGGCAGGAGAAGCGTATTAAAATCGTTTCCGTCGAATTCTTCGTCCGTATACACTTGCTCCTTCAATTTCCGCTTACAATAAGCCTCGATCTGGCTGGAGACGGCGTTGATTAGGAACTCAATTACTCCGTCTTGGTCCGTATCATCCAATGGGATTTTCAAATACCCTTTTGCCCCTGCTAGTGTAGTTAGGGCGTTTGCAGCAAGCGTCATTACTCACCACCGCCGACACCTTGGCTTTCAAGAAAAGAGGCATACAACTCGGTTCGATTTTTTTCGTTGCTGAAGTCGCCGTCGATTTTCAATGCTGTCAGCAATTCCTTTTGAGCATCGGCTTCCAGAGCGGAAAATTCTGCGGACGTCAGAAATTCTTGTGCCGTTTCTTCCTCTTCTGCCGGTGTTGGAGGATCGGCCAATTCGCCAATACCCATAGAAATAAGCTCTTCTGCCTCATTATCTTCCAACGAGAGAATCCGACCCGGCTTGTATTCTTTATACCGGCCTTTCAGATAAACATTTTTCATAAGTGCTATTCACCTCCAAAAAGGAGGCCGGGTAACTGCCTGCCCGGCCATCTTAAATTTTAAGCAATAACTGTCGGGCTTTGATCGCCGGCATAACGAGATCCACTCAGAATGGCAATTGCAGAAGCGATGACGCTGTTCGTTCCGTTTGTCAAACTGAGCTGCACAAATTGCATGCCCTCAGACAGCGCCGCTGCATCGAGTTCGATTACATAAAAGATGTTGTCATTTGCCGATGGAGTAACGCCGGTAGCCGCAGTGTCTACTCTCGCGCCCAAGGTATCACTCAAAGCTGTTTCCGCTTTGTAGACGCTAAACGGAATGGCAGCTGCTCCGGAACCGGCGAAATCAGAGCATTCATTCAAAAGGATTTTCGTAAACGCCGCAGCGCTAACACCGATTTGAACGATGATTGTAGCGTGCGAATAATTCGCCATAGAGAAGATATCCCCCGTCTTACCCCCGGTGATATCAATAGGCGGGATAAGATTGACGATGTGACCCATCTCGGCAACATTGAATTTCATGATCGCAAAACCTCCTGAATATTTTATTGGGTACTGAATGAGAACGCCGAAAAGGGCAATAAAAAAAGCCCCTCTTCGGCGCTTGGTTAAATTATTTATTATTAGCGGGCTTCCAATGTTACGAACGACGACAGCGAGTTCGATCCTTTAAACGGCGTTAAAGGCTTGTTCCGGATCGGTTGGCCGTCAGCGCGATAAACGAACTTGAAAACTTGCTCGTCATATACGAAGCGAACGTGAACCGATACATCCGACTTGATCGAGCCTTTATCGATCATCAAATATTGGGAAAAGTCACCCAAGACAATATCTCCGACATTTCCAAGTGTATCGCATTGTTCCAGCGGAATGACAGGACGGCCGAACAGTGTGCTGTACGGCGATCCGGAAACACCGTTAGCCGGCATGTAAACCGGCACCCCGCCCGACCCTACTGCCAGCGACATGGTGAAGAGCTGCGGCTCAATATCCTGGTTGATATACCAAGCAGCGTTCTGCCGGCTGCGACCCCAGCAGCGAGCCCACATTTTCACGATGTTTTGAACGACGATCGTATCAGCAGATTGACCGGATTCCTTGGAAACCATGACGGTACCTTGGGAATTCAGAATCCCAAGCGGTTGACCAGATCCGGTACCGCGAACGATTGCATCGTCAATTTTGAAGCCGAACTCTTCGGAGAAACCATCACTAATGACTGTACCAAGTGCAGAAGCATCCAGCAGCAGTTCGTCCGTAGCATAGCATAGCCCGGTCAATTTTTTCAGATTCAATTCGATTTGGCGGAATTTCGGTTTGGAAGCCGTGTAAGCATCAGCCTCATTTTCCCAGTAAGATTGAATACCGCCCCAGCGCGAGCCATTTGCCCGGCTGGATTCGTCAACGCCGTTAATTTTCAGGCCGTTGGCGGCAGTCGTCAGGGGAATCTTTTTCACTTTGGAAGCCAGCACGCCGGTTTCGTATGCATTTTTCAGCAGTTCAACGGAGAAATCTTGTTGAACAAGAAAACCTCCGTCAGATGGTACGCCTTCAGAAAGGCCCGTGGCTGCTTTCGTTGTCAGCCGGGGATCAATCGTACCACCCGGCTGCGCTGCGGCCCGTACTGCCGCCAATTGCTCACCGAAGCTTACCCATGGCTTATCCTCTGCCCGGTCCTTACCTACCACAACACCGCTGCCGGGCTGAGCTTGACCAGTTGCAAGGGTAGGCTGTGCTGCAGAGAACTGCGTATTGAGAGCATTCAGCTCGGCTTCGCGTTTTGCTTGCTTTTCCTCTGCTTCGATCTCTGCTTGCAGAACCTTTACTTCTCCATCCAGCGCAACATATTGCTGATCTTCCTCAGGTGTAAAGAGACGGTTTGCGGCCTTGGCTGCGTTGATTAAGGCCATCATCGCGGCGATTTTCGCTTTCAATTGCTCTTTTTTATTCAATCCAATTCACTCCTTTTAAATGGTTTGTGCCAGCAATGATAAACGCCGCATTTCCAGTTCCAATCCGGAAAGATTGGCTTCTGGCTGCGGCGCCGGTGTTTCATTATTCGGTTTTGCGTTCAAGGTGACGACGAGCGCTTTAAGCGATTCGATTTCCTTCCACAGTGCTGCTGAGGTGGTATCAGTGGATTTGTCGTCCTTTTCCTCTGGCAGTTTAGGTGCGTTCTTGAAGCGACTCAGATCCATTTCGACGCCATTGATGATGGCTGTCTTTCCGCGGAGAGAAGCAGCGACCGGCTGTGAATTCTCTTCCACCCGAGTGGCGAACCCTTTCTCGACGGCCTGAGTCGCACTTAACCACGTTTCTGCATTGAGCATGGCGAGCAGATCAGCGCGGTCGACACCTGTCCGGGCGACATATACATCCGTCATGCTGCTGCCAA